AAGCTCAAAAATTAGCAACTCTCGCTATTGATATTGCTGCGGGTTCAGGTAAGTCACTCGAAGCCGTAAGTAATGCGTTAGGTAAGGCTTACGAGGGCAATTCCGCCGGGCTGGCTAAATTAGGTATTGGAATTTCAGCTGCCGATCTAAAGACTATGACCTTTGAGGAAACTACCGCCTTACTCGCAGAAACGTTTGGCGGACAAGCTAGTGAAAAAGCAAACACATTTGCTGGCAAGATGGACAGACTCAAACTCGCATTTGAGGAAGGCAAAGAAACAGTCGGAGCGTTCGTACTCGACGCGATTACTCCATTACTTACAATCTTTACAGACAAGATCGTGCCAATTATCGGAACGTTATCGGCAGAAATCGGCACAAAACTATCGCCAGTATTTAAAACTTTAACGACATTTTTTAAAGAGGATTTGATACCGGGTTTAACCGCACTCTGGGATTACATAAATAAATACGTTATTCCAATTTTTAAAGCTGGTTTGACACCAGTAATCGAAGGCGTTAAAAAAGTATTTGGAGCGGTTTCTGATTTGATTCAGGATAACACAGGATTTTTAAAGCTATTAGGCGCTGGAATTACCGCGTTTCTAATTATTGCTAAACCTTACGCAGCGTTCTTAGGTGGAGCTTTTAAAACAGCATGGTCAGGCGTTGCGCTAATTATTAACGGCGTCAGTAAAGCAATTCAAGGCGTAGTCGCTGGAATTAACGCAGCTATCAGCGTGGTTAATTTACTTATTCGAGGCTATAACATCGTTAACAATTTGAAGCCCGGATCAAAAGATTTAGAGCTGATCCCTAAACTTGCTACTGGCGGTCTAGTAACAGCTAATAAACCTTACATCGTCGGAGAACGTGGTCAAGAATTATTCGTGCCATCTGGTAACGGACGCATAATTCCAAATAATAAATTAGGCGGCGGTGGCGGAAATATCTATATTAACGTCAGCGGCGCAATCGACCAGGAAGGCACAGCTCGACGAATCGTTGACGTGCTAAACAATAGTTTCTATCGCGGCACTAATGGCGCTAATGCGCTGGCGTTCTAATGACAGTATTTAACCCAGTTTGGCGCGTCAAGATTCAGGGCGTTGCATATACAACTTACACGCTGTCAAATCTAACGATTACTAGCGGTCGAAATAACATCTACCAACAGGCGCAAGCGGGCTACTGTAATTTAGAGCTGTTAAACCTAACTCAGGCGATCGTCAATATACACATAAACGATTCAGTAACGATTGAGCTACAAGATTCGACCGCGACTTACGTTCCCATATTTGGCGGAACTGTCGTAGATTTCGGCGTTGAAATTATTACAGCTGGCTCGATTGGAATAAATCAAGTCCTAAAGATAACGGCGCTAGGAGCGCTAAGCCGTTTACCTAAAGCGCTGACCGACGGAACGCTAGTTCAAGACTTCGACGGCGATCAGATTTACCATATTCTCCAAGATTTACTATTAAATAACTGGGGCGAAGTTCCCGCAGCTTTACAATGGGCTAACTACGATCCAACGGAAACGTGGGCGAACGCTCAGAACGTCGGACTAGGCGAGATCGATCAGCCCGGTAATTACGAGTTAGCAGCTCGATCATCTGATCGCGTCGATATTTATTCGCTTGTCGCGGCTCTCGCGACGTCTGGATTGGGCTACATATACGAGGATTCTCAGGGTCGAATTAGCTACGCCGATTCGACTCATAGGTCAGTTTACCTTGCCACTTATGGCTACACCGAGCTAACAGCCAATCACGCGCTATTCAACGGGCTTAAGATCGAAACCCGAGCTGGCGACGTGCGAAACGATATTACGCTTAAATATGGCACTAATTCCAACCAAGAAGTAAGCGCCGAGGACATTAACTCAATCGACCTTTACGTGCGTTTAGCTCAGGCGATAAGTACGACAGTTAAACATCAAGCCGACGCGCAAGATCAAGCCGATTTCTACCTAACGCTAAGAGCTGCACCGCAAGCCAATTTTACAGCGATCACTTATCAGCTTACTAATCCAGAGTTAGACGACATTGATCGCGATTCGCTCATAAATGCCTTTATGGGCTTACCTTTAAGAATTAGCGACTTACCGCCTAACATGGTTGCCGGAACGTTTCAGGGATTCGTCGAGGGCTGGTCGTTTAAGGCTGCCTATAATGAAATATCTATAACGCTTAATCTGTCGCCACTAAGTTATTCGCTGCAAGCTATGTCGTGGGAGCAAGTGCCAATAGCCGAAGCGTGGAATACTATATCTGGAGCACTAACGTGGGAAACCGCGTTAGTCGTAGCATAAGGAGAAAACATGACTAACCCAACGAGCAACTTCGGCTGGCAAATGCCGACCAGCACCGATTTAGTTACCGATTTACCAGCTGACTTTGAAGTCTTTGGTCAAGCGGTTGATACCGACTTCGTCGATTTACTAGGCGGCGCTAATGGTTATATTCTGTCTAAAGCAAGCGCAACAGATTTAGATTTCGCGTGGATACCTAACGATCAAGGCGACATAACAGCCGTTAACGTAACTGCACCGATTACAGGCGGTGGAAGTGCTGGCGCTGTAACTATTGGCGTTAGCGCGGCTTCAACAGCTGCCGCGGGCGTCGTACAGCTTAGCGATTCAACTTCAACAACTTCAAGCGTTCTAGCTTCGACTCCGACAGCTACAAAATCAGCTTATGACTTAGCAGCTGCCGCGGTTCCAAAATCAACAGTTACAACAAACGGCGACATAATTTACGCAACTGGATCAGCAGCGGTCACACGTTTAGGAATTGGATCAGCTGGTCAAGTTTTAAAAGTAAGTGGCGGCGTTCCATCATGGGGTTCAGATAACGGAAAAGTTTTACAAGTGGTATTCGCTTCAACAGCCACTCAAACTTCAAACACGACAACAACTTATGCGGACACAACTTTAACAGCTACAATTACGCCTACATCGGCAACGTCCCAAATTTTATGCTTAGTAAGCCAAAATGGTGTTCTAGGTACTTCCGCTTCTAATGGCGTTAAATTGCGGTTACTACGAGGCGCAACAAGCATTTTCGATTTTGCGGGTTCGCTAGGTTACAGTCAAGCAAGTTCAACTCGAAATGATACTTCGGGTAGCTGCAGTTATTTAGATTCGCCAGCTACAACATCGGCAACTACTTACAAAACACAATTTGCACAACGAACAGCGGACGCAACAGCGTGTCAAGTGCAAGTAGTAACAGAGTCACGCAGTTCAATAACCTTGATAGAAATTGGGGCATAACATGGCAACAGGTACGGAAGTTTTAACATTACTAATCCCTAATGGTGGCTGGTATATCTCAGGAGATGAGTTTGAGAATATACAATTTTTAGAGTGTGATCCAATAACTAAGGCAGAATTTGAGGCTGGCTTTGCGAAAGCGGACAAATCTAACGCCGATCAAGCTAAAGCTAAAGAAACCGCTAAAGCTGCGTTATTAACTAAACTCGGAATAACTTCCGAGGAAGCCGCCCTATTACTGTCATGACTTTGACAAGCTATAACGGCTGGACGGCTAGTAAAGATCAATCCGAAATCGGAGTTAAGTCCTACGCAATACCGGGGACTCAGTTAAAGATTCGCTGCGCCGAAGCTGTAGCACCTTTGATCGTGGGATTCTGTAAAGAGTTTAACGAGTTAATTGAGCCGCTTGATGGCGGACAGCTTGACGACTGGGGTTACGCGTTTCGCATGGTACGCGGATCGACCGATCGTTTGAGCAATCACTCAAGCGGAACAGCAATCGATCTAAACGCTACTAAACACGTTCTCGGAAAGATCGGCACGTTTCCAGCTGAGAAAGTTCCAATGATTCGCGCACTTGCTAAGAAGTACGGGTTATTTTGGGGCGGCGATTATAAAAATCGACCCGATGAAATGCACTTCGAAATCAACGTAAGCCCAAAAAAAGTCTCAGAGCTAATCAAGGCGCTGGGGTTAGGAGAAAAGTAATGAAAGAGCTAAAAGCGGTAGGCGCTAGTTATGGGCGATCAGCGATCGCTGGCATGCTGGCGGTTTATATGACAGGCGAAACCGATCCTAAGAAATTAGCATGGGGTTTATTTGCCGGGATCGTACCCGTTCTAATGCGTTACTCGAATCCTAAAGACGTGGCGTTTGGGGCTAAGGCTAAGTGAACGCTAACGGCTGGGCTGCTATGGGCGTGGCAATAGTCACGCTCCTAGTGGCATTTATGACGGGTATCAGACACCTAGTTAAATACTACCTAAGTGAGCTACGCCCTAATTCTGGAGCAAGCGTCAAAGACCAAATTTCGCGACTGGAAACTAGGGTTGACGAAATTTACAGTTTGCTCATAAGCAATTCGACACGCCGCTAATTAGGCGTAAGGCTTGAAATTGTCAGACATTTAGTTCACCCTATAACTAGGGAGCGAATAAGTCGCACCCAGAATCGGGAGCTAAAATGTTTACTATATTAGAACTAGCGATGGTAGTTATCGCCTGTAGTGCTGCATGGTGTTTAGTCGGCTGGAGTATTGGGTATAAGCAAGGCGTTAAAGATGGCTTTAACCGCGGTCGAGCAGCTGGCATGAGAGCAGCTACAGATTACGTTCGGAGCCTGTAATGGCTATTCCACTCGAGGGCTACGAGTCGGTTGCCGAACGGATCGAAAAATTCTGG